CCTGTGTATCGTGGTTTGTTGTGACTATGCAATCTTTCTGTTGTAGTATGATGTCATGATTTCATCAAGTTTGGCACGCTCTTTATCGGTAAGTACTACACCGCAAGCAGCATCTTGCAAGAATACACATGAATCAACAAACTTCATGAATCCTTTAAGCGTTGTAAAGTCGTTTTGTGTTACATCTGCGTTTTTGTATTGACGAATTGTGTAGTTTGCGATTTTTTTGATTGTTTTCATTTTGTTTGTCCGTTGTTGTTGGGTTCTCTTTTATATTATTCAATATAGTATATTGATGCAAGAAGTATTTTGATCTTTTTTTCAGAAATAAAAAAAACCGCCCCGTAAGAGGCGGCCAAAACAACATAGATTCGTGTATCAGAAAATTACAAGGATCACATTTCTATAATGTCAAAATCTTTGAGGCGCAAACCTTTTGATTGAAGCAATGCAATTGTTTTGGTTTTGCCAACTGCTTTGATGAGCTTGCGTACGCTGCGCGTTGTGTGTTGTGTGTTCATGGGCTTTTTTCCTTTGGTTGTGGTGATGATATAGGCGGCAACAATGCAACTGATGATTGTGATGATGATAAGGGCGGGCTTGACGATATGAGCCGCAATATATACAAGGGCGTGCATTACTTGCCCCCTTTTGATTCGATTAGTTTTGGTTGTACAAAATCGGCCTCATGTAGCTCAAGGATCCATTCATTGGAGTGTAGGATTTCATCAAGCAAGGCGGGATCGCTTTTGAGGTATACGGCTGTTTTTCCTGATTGATATGTGATAATTACGCATTTCATGGTTTTTGTCCTTTGGTTTGAAGTTGCCCGCTCAAGGCGGGCGGGTTGTTGTTGGTTTATTAATTGCTAAATAGCTTTTCTTTTGGTTCTATTGATAGACTTGAGTTGTTTAATCGGTCTTTGACTTCAAATGTGTATGCTATTTTATGAAATTGAAGATTGTACATTCTATGTATAAATTCAAATTCATTGTCGTATTGTTCGTGTGAATGTTCAGTTTTGATAATATATGTCATTTTGTTTGTCCTTTGTTTTTGTCGGTGCATCATTGCCCCACACCAATACAATATAGTGTATTGTTATTAGAGTCAAACATTATTTTTATCTTTTTTCGATTATTTGCAAATACTTGTAATTCTTGTATATATTGCAATTAGGTGTACAATGATGTATATACACATATAGAGGCATTTATGTATATAAGAAACCTACAATGTGAAATACTGCGTGAAGGTACATCAAAAGGCGATCTAGTGTCTTTTGTGGCAAGTACAGCAAACGCGGATCGATATGGTGACGTGATCAATCAAGGCGGTTGGGATCTCTCAAAGTTTCGTCAAAACCCCGTGATCCTTCTCAATCACAACGCTAACAGCTTGCCAATAGGTAAGGGCGTTGTTGATGTTGTTGATGGTCAATTAATGGTTGATGTTGAATTTGATATGGATGATCCACAGGCCAAAGAGGTTGCGCGCAAAACAAAGGCGGGCTTTCTGAATGCGGTTAGTGTTGGCTTTAATCCGATCGATAGTACACCGCGATCAACGCTTGAAAAGTCACACCCCGCACACGGGCAAAGCGGGCAATACTTTGATAAGGCTGAGCTTCTTGAAATCTCAATCGTAACAATACCCGCCAATGGTGATGCAGTTGCCGCCAAAGGATATAATATGCAAAATCGTACGTTTAAAATCTCAAACCTCAAACATATACTTGACGTTGAAATGACTGATGAAACCGTAATCGTAACATATGCGCGGCATGAAATGTCTGAAGATATGCAAGAATCAAAACTTGATCCCGATGATGATACCTTTGAAGAGGATATGATCGATCCTGATGATGAGGATATGGATTCTGATGATGAGGAAAAGGATCATTATGATGATGATGAGGACAAAGAAAAGGACAAAGAAAAGCAATTTTTAACCCCACAAGAGCGCGCTTTTTTGGCTGCGCTTCTTTCCTAATAAGGAGTAATAACATGAGTGATAAGACACTTGTAAATGAGGCCAAATCGATCCTTGAGGGGATCAAGACTCATCAAAAAACATCGACTGAAAAACTATCTCAGTTTGAAAAGCAACTTGGAGATCTCAAGCGTGCACAACGTTTAATTCAAGAAGCAAACGCGCAACCAGTGGCAACCGAAGAACACCTTAACGCACCTGATTACGCTCTCAAGGGCTTTGTTGGTGAAAAAGGGATCCGTTGGCAAACACAGAACAAAGATGTGCAAATTGCCGGCCGTGGTACTGTACGCATTGAGGAAAAAGGATTGCTTGATAGCGATACACCTGTAAATCAATGGCATGCTGATTTAATCAAGATCAACAAAGAGCGTTCACTTGCTCGTATGATCATGACATCACCCCACACACCAAAGAGCGATCTTAAGCTGTGGAAACACATGCAAAAGGCTCCACGATTTATGCAACCATTGATCCAAAAGGCTTTCAATGATTCAGCCTCACAGGGCGCAGAATGGATCCCTGATCAATTTGCCGCAAACCTTTATTTTAACATCGAAGAACAAAGCCAATTACCCCGTGTAGTTGCTGACAATCTTCAAAAGCAAGCAGTTGAGAGAAACACAATCCTCATACCTCGCTTGAATCGCGGCGGGCGGCCTTATTTGAAGGGTTCTGTCAACACTGACAACCCCGCACAATACACCGCGTCATCAGTTTCCACCTCACAAAAGAGCATCACAATCAAGGGCCTTGCGTCTCGTTTCATCATTGATGATTCAGCCGCTGAGGATAGCGCGATCGCTGTAATTCCATCATTGCAACGTCAAATTGTTGCGGATCTTAATGATGCAATGGAAGACGCTCTAATCAATGGTGATGATACCGCAACACATCAAGACGCAATTGCTGACTGGAATATACGCGGCCGATGGGGAACGACACCCGCATTAGGCGGATCATCCGATCACCGTAGATTATTCAAGGGTATGCGTAAGCAAGCATTTGACCGCTCATCAACTGCGGATCTGTCAGCGTTGGATTTTGCTAAGTTGCTTGGTCTTAAGGCGCAAATGGGTGAGTTGGCAATGCAAGACGTTGTTATTTTCGCATCGCCTGAGGCTGTACTTGCAAACATTCTTGCACTTAGTGAAGTAAAGACAATTGATGTCTTTGGGCCACAAGCAACCGTTAGAACTGGACAAATTGCCGCAATTATGGGCATGCCGATCATTATGTCTCGTTTCCTCAGTGCTGATCTCAATACTGCGGGTAAGTATGACAATGTGACCAAAACAAAAACAGGCTTGCTTATGGCACACGCGCCATCATGGACAATCTTTGAGCGTCGCGGTATCCTTGTAGAAACCGATCGAAAGATTGATGTAGGGGCTACTGAAATCGTCGCTACAATGCGCGCAAGTTTCGATACACTTGACCTTGATGCAACCAAAAACGTTGCATTTGGTTTTAATATGGCAATCAGCTAAGGAGTAAATCATGGAATATAGAATACATGTACCCGCAAAGCACAGCACAAACTTAACCACAACCACAGTATTGCACTCAATCCCTTGTGATCGTAATGCAACACTCAAAAAGGTTATGATTTCAAGTCGTGCGGGCATTACACACGATGGCACAAATTACAGCCAAATAGCGGTCAAAAAAGGAAGCACAACGCTTGCAGTACGATTGTTTAATGCTGTATCACTTGCCGCGTTGACTAACGAAGAATTAGCCGTGACAAATGGTGATGTAACATCATCAACATGCCTTAATGTTGAATATGATTTTAGTGCATCAGGTTTGGCCGTTGATTGTGATCTTGTGCTTGTCTTTGACACTGCGAGACAATACTAATCATGGCAATGGTTACGGTCACCACACTCAAACAATACCTACCTGAGATCACGGGCAACAATGCCAATACTGATCTTGAGGCGTTGCTTGATCGTGTGGAGGCCGCGACTTGTCGCTATATGGGTTGGCGCAAGCCCAAAAACCTTGCGTCACCTCGTATGTTGGCGGCTACCTATGATTTTTTTTTAGATGGCCCGACATACGAAGATCCTCAAGTTTTACAATTGCCTATGCGCCCCGTACAATCGATCACATCAATACACATTGACATTGATCGACAATATGGATCTGATACGCTTATGGATGCGGGTGATTACGAGCTTGATCAATATGAGGGCCGTGTAATCCTTAAGCCTGTTGTTGCAACTGATATTTTTGAAAGGGGATACAGGGCGATCAAAGTCGTTTGTGAGGCGGGTTTTGCAAATTCAAACCTACCATCAGATCTTGAGCACGGGATCTGTGTATGGGCCTCACAGCTACACCGAAACAAAGCAACACAAGGCAAAGACAGCATCACACAAAGAGCGGCAACAATCTCAATAAGTCCAAAGAGCATGCCACAAGAGATCAAAGAAATCCTTGCGCCTTTTCGTGAATCACGCCAACTTTTATAAGGTGATCCATGAAACAATTAACGCTTGATGAGTTTCAAAATAGAATACAAAAAGGCGAAAAAAAGCTTTTAAAAAACTTGCAAAAGCAACTCAAGATCCTTTCTCTCAAGGCTGAGCGACAAGCCAAACTAAATGCAACGGATTACCCGCGTGTACGCACAGGGCGGCTGAGATCATCGATCACGGGCCTTGTTGATGCAAAGGATGGGCGGCCCCGTGTGCTTTTGCGTGCGGGTGGAAATACATCAGGCGCGCCCGTAAACTATGCGCACTTTGTTGAGTTTGGTACAAAGCGCATGCGCCCGCGTTTGTTCATGGGGCGTGCTGTCAAAAACGTACTCAAGGACGAAACACCAAAAGAATTGCGTAACCTGTTAAAAGTATCACTCAATGAGGGGCGGTAATGGCATCAAGGACACG